GGCCGCCGCTGGTGATGCCACTCCAGCCGGTCAGGATCTCATCGGCCAGCTGCATGTCGTCGATCATGCCCTCGACGGGTTCGCCGGCCGTGGCGGCGATCATCCGCTGGCGGATGGCTTCGTTGATCTCGTCAATCCGCGGCTGGCTCAGGCGCCGGAAACGGCCGGTGAAAGTCTCGGCCTTGTTGGTGCGGTTGGACGGCTCGCCGAGCGTGACCGTCCATTCGTAGCTGTCGCCCTTGTCAATCTCGAACATGGGATGGTGATGGTGTGGATCAGAGTCGCCAGCCCGATCAGGTCTGAGCGATGGACAGTTCTTGGTTGGTAGCCGAGGAGATCATCTTGAAATCAAGCTTGAAACCTGCCTTGCCGCGAATGTCCACCAGGCCAACCGGCGCCAGTTGAATCTGGGGCAGCGTGGCGGTGGTGATATTCCCGGCGGTGGTTCCCCAAGGGAGCACCAAGGCGCCCAGGGTGGAGTTGGCTGCGTTGGTCAGCACGTCAAGCGATGCGATCGACGGCCGAGAGATCGTGATCGAGCCGGACACCGCCCGGTCGGTGTGGTCAATGGTCGGCGTGCAGCCGGCATGGTCAAACAGCTCAAGAGTGTTGTCGATGTTGATCTCGAACTCCTCAACGCAGATCGCCACACCCGCCAGGGTCAAGCTGCCAGCCGTTGCGCTGGCGGAGTTGAACGCCACCGCCGCGGCCTGGGTGGGAAAGGCCGGCGTGGGATTGGCAAGCGTGCTTGGTGCGCGGTATAGGCCCATGTAGCTGGCGCTGGCGGTGACAATCTCTCCAGCCTTGGCGCCGATCTTGATTGATTTCACCCGGGCGCCAGCGCAGGCATAGCGCACGCCATCGAGAAAGAAGCCCACCGAATAGGTGGTGGCCGGAGGCGGCCAGGCAAGGCCATAGGTGACGCTGGTGGAGGCCACCACCGCCTTGTTGAAGCTTGCGGCCAGCAGGTGCTTGTCCAGGCCGCTGGCGGTGCCGGCGGTGCCGGATCCGGAGAACTCGAACGGCGCCTCAAAGCTCATGGTGCGCTGCACCATCGCCGCCGCAACGGGGGTCCCAGGGCGCGCGCTGAGCATGGATCGCTCAGCTTGGCCAAAGTCCTGAATGGTCGGGGTGAACTGGCCCACCTGGACCACATCCGACCCGGCCATGGTTTCAAGCGTGCCGCTTGTCGCCTCGACCTTGATTTGCAGCAGCTGGTCGCGGTAGGCCATCGGTTGGGTCCTCGGTGGGTTCGGGCTGGGGGTCGGTTGTGTTGACGGTCAATTCCCGCCATTCGGTATCGGCGGGATCCCGGTAGAACTCGCCGGGGCCATCGGGATGGGGAGGCGCCTGGGTCATAGCTGGGTCGCGTCAGCCTCAAGAGTCTGATACTGCACAGAGTAGGAACAGCGAACCAGGCAAGCCCGCAGGTCTGCGCTGTGCTCACGGCCGATCGACTTGACGTCTTCGCACAGGCCGCCCAGCTTTCGATCGCCCATCATTCGGGCATGAACCGCCACATAGAACGGGTCAAGCAGCTGCCAGTTCGGCGCATCATTGGGCGCCCGGAAGCAGCTGACGGTTACCACCACTGGCAGGGTAGAGCTCAGCCTGCAAGTGGTGGCGATCTCATCGGATGCCTGGCCCTCCTGGTCAAGGCTGATCACCGTGCCATCGGGGACACTGGCGACTCGGGCCGAATCCAAGAACAGCGCGACAACGTTGGGGATGTCGCTCTTCCCTGCAGCTGCTGTGCCCTGCAGTCTGGCGGCCAAGGCATCCATGATTCGGCAAGAGATGCTCAGCGTCACGGCTTCACCTCCACGTCGCCAGCCTCAGGCCGCCGGCGCCGACCCAGGCCCAGCATCCGCCCAGCGGCAGGGATGGCGCCCTGGATAGGCGATGGCACCAGCACGCCGAGCGCCCAGTTCCAGCGGCTCTCGCAGGCCACCCAGGGCGATGGTGCTCTGTACTCGCAGACGCCGATGTAGCCGGCCAGCAAGGCAGCGGTGACCCAGTTCATGGCTTCACCTGCTGGTGCTCGACCGGAACGGCAAGCCTGAGTTGAAACATGGTGGCGAGCGCCGGGATCCCAATCGCCAGCACCAGGCCAATGCCGGCGATCTGGGCGAGCCGGGACTCCAGGGCGCGCTGGCGGCTGAACAGCGCATCAAGATCCTTGGTGATCCGCGTCACGTCTTCCTTGCGCTCGGCCATGATTGAAAGGATGTTGTCGATCTTGGCGCCCAGCTCAGCCAGGCGAACGTAAATCTCGCGGTGGGATACGTCCTCTGGTGGCATAGCGGTTACGGGCGTTGCAGTCATTCTGCCGACGGCTGCAGGGAGTAGGTGGTGGCAAACCCGTGCAGGACGAGAAGACCCACAAGCTCCTGTAGCTCCGCCTCCTGTGCGCTACTGCCCGCCAGCTCCATCAATCGCCAGATCGATTCCTGGATGTCGGCCTGGTTGGCGTTGCCGCCTATGGCGTCGAGCATTTCAACGCGCAGCCTCACAGTGCGCAGCTCGATGCCTTCGCTGTATCGGGCCATTGACATCAATCCTTGCCAGGCTGCAGTGCCTTTGAATGCCGTCCAGAAACCAGCGTAGTTTGGATCCATCAGTAGACACTCTCGACATATATCTTGTACACGTTCATGAACACGGTGCTAACTGTGACGTTTGCAGTGCCGTTGCTGGCTTGGCACTGTGCAGACATCATTACCGTTGCGCCTGGAAGGTTTGCGGTTGTACTGTTTGTGTAGGCAACTCCGTTGGTTACGTCGTCTAACCTGAAAAAAATGGTGCCACCGTTTGGGGCGCAATACATCATGAATTCCAGCAGTGGAGAGCCTGTCACCAGATCTGCCGTGAGGTTGATTACAAGTGCATTCCTGGTCGTACCGTCGTGGGTGACAAAACTCAGCGCGCCAGATCCGGTCGATGGGTCGGTGGTGATACGAGAAAGGCCACAATATGGGCCAGTCGGGGTATCAGTAGTGCATACAGAGTTTGATGCCGAGACTCCTTGCAATCCCGCAAATAGCCGTACTGTTGCAGCAGGGCAAGTGAGGCGAATGCGAGAAAAAAAGAAGAATCCTCCTGTATTGGCAACGTTGCCCCTGAAAAAACACCTTTCAGAGTCGGTGTTAAATCGTGGTCCTAGCTGCTGATTTTGCGTTGTGACGACGTTTGCGTAGCTAGTGCGCCGGCCAGAGCTAGCTACATCCGTTGCTGCAGGCGTCGGGTGGCTAGCTGTCCCGCCTGATATCCATGCCGTTTGGAAGCTGTTGGAGCCCGTCCCTGCCGTGCCGCCCTGAGGGCTAAACATCATGATATTGTTGCTGAAGATCGACGGCTGCAACAACGTGGCGGCACCAGTCGGCCCTCTCATAGCCAACATGAACCTGTCGGCTATGCTCGTTGGGTAGACAACAACACTTGATGCGTCTGCCGCAGCAGGGGTACTACCTGGGGTGGTTAGTTGAAGGTTGTTGGAGTTGATCTTTACGTTGGTTGCACCCGCAAATGCTCCAGCATTGTTGTATTGAATTTGCGTGGTGCTGCCGCCGATGCCGGTGTAGTAATAGCTGAGCGCGCTCCAGGCCGTGACACCATCGCCAATCTTCAGTTTCCTGGCATCAGTCTCAAAGCCCCATTCACCCTGCAGCAGGACAGGATTGGCTGCCGTCCAGTTAGCCGCCGTGTCGCGGCGAATGACAATGCGGGCCGGGATCGTTTGGCTCATGCTCCACCGCCGTCGTAGAGAGTGCCGGAGGCCAACGCAGCGCCACCGTCAAGGATGTAATCAATCGCTGGATCTGGGTCCATCTTCACCAGCGGCACCTGGCAAAACAAGCCGTCGCCGAAGTCCTGCGGCTGGGTTTTGCACTTGTAGCTGGTGCCATCAACCGTCACCAGGTCGCCATAGCCCAGGCCGCCGAAGGTGGCCGTGGGCACGGTCAGCAAATAATCGATGATCGTGATCTCGCCGCCGAGGATGATCTCGGAGTTTTGGTCAAGATACCCCTCACCAGAAACGGCCCCGGCCGTTACCGGCTTGGCGTCCATTCCTAAAAAGGTGGAGGGGTCCTCGATCCAGGCCATCAGTCAGCAGGCTTGCGGGGTTTCGCTTCCTTGGCAGGAAGTGGCTCGATGACGCCCAGCTCCATCAGCGGAGCCGCTTCTGCTGCAGCCAGGGAAATGGTGCCGCCGTCCTCATG